CCGAAGCGCAGTTATTCGAGGCGTGGTTTGCATACGATATTAATGATGGTGCTGATTGGTTTAATATTGACTTAACCACCCCGCTTGATAGATTAGCGTCTTATGAGTGTCGGTTTACCGAAATGTATAGCGGCCCTGTTTTGTTTGGTTTGAACCAGTGGCAGTTTACCGCACAAGTAGAATTAAGAGAGCGGGCTATATTTGACGAGAGCTGGTATCTGGATAATGGCAAGTACATCCAAGATTCAAGCATTATTGACGTAGCAATCAATCAACTATGGCCTGAATCATGAGTTTAATTAACGTAGTCTATGCAAGTGCCCCCAGTGATTATGTAATACTATCGACACTTGAGATACTTGTACCAAATTATGATCCTATCCGTATTGTGTCGGCTTATGAAGATGTTACAGCAACATTGGAAACGCTAGAAGCTGTTACTTTCAGTGCAGCGCCGTTTGAGTATCAACTGCCAAGCAAAGACACAAGCGGATCACAACGGCTAACCTTCTCAATATCTAACGTAACTGGTGAGGCACAAAAAGCGGTTGACCATGCGTTAACCAATGTTCTCGATGTGCCGATTATTTACCGTGAATTTCTATCAACTGACCTAACCGCACCCGCTACCACGCCGATTAAAATGAACATGCGTGGCGGTACATTCCAAGGGTTGACGGTTGAAATTGAAGCAGGTTATTACGATCTACTTAATGCGGAATGGCCTAGAAAAAGATACATAGCCGAAGAGTTCCCCGGCTTGAGGTATATCTAAATGACACTTGAAGAATTAATGTTAATCCCATACGAGGCAAACGGACGCAGCAAGCAAGGTGCAGACTGTTACGGCTTGGTTAGAATGGCGCGTGTTCACCTGTATAACAAGCCTTGGCTAGAGTCTTATGCTGGTGTTGAAGGTAGCGACAAAAAAGCGCTTACAGATGCGCTACACAAAGAGGTCAAAAACCTTAAATTGTCGTCAGCTGTGCCTGGCGCAATCGCCACAGCATGGCGCGGTAATCTTTGCACGCATATTGCTGTTGTGGTTGATGTTGACGGGCGTAAAATGATACTAGAAACAGATGAGCCTGGGGTCACAAATATTGGCCCGCGACTAACTGACATTCGATACTTTGAGCAACGATTTCTAAAAGTGGTTTATTATGACGATTAGAGTATATAACTCGATTATGCCGGGTGAGCCTGTTGAGGTTTATCAAGATTGTGGTATGTCTATCGAGCGCTGGGTGATGAGCCATACGGACGGATACGAGCGCAAAAAAGCACAGCCAATTGCCTGCACTATTAATGGAAGGTTAATCAATCCGCTCGAATGGCATCAACATGTTATCAATCAATCCGATGATGTAGAAATTCGCGTACTGCCGCAGGGTGATGTAAGTGATTTCTTTCGTGGCGCTTTGGCTATTTCAACTTTCGGTACGTCTGAGATTGTATTCAAAGGTCTTGAGGAATTAGGTAAGCTATTAACACCTGATATTCCTAAGCCAGGGCAGGGTCAGCAAGGTGCTCAAATCAATGCGGCAGACGCACGAGCCAACACAGCAAGACTGGGACAAGCTGTTCCTGAGCTGTTTGGTGAATATATCCGCTATCCTGATTATCTAAACCAACCTAGGAAGTATTATCAAGATTCAAAAACACAGGTTGTAAGAATGCTGCTTTCGGTAGGTGTTGGTGAATACGGCTTTGACGAGGACACGCTCAAAATAGGCGATACACCAATCAATCAGTTAAGTACAGCCAGTTATCAAGTGTTTGCACCTGGAGCTGATTTGTCTGGTGTTCCAAATCATGAGAACTGGTATCCAGTGGCAGAGGTTGGCAGTACAACGGGCAGCTCTGGCATCAAGCTAACAGCGGTCACTTACGACCAACGCACGTATTTCGGAAGCGCTGCGGGTTCAACGGATAACTTCACAGGTATAACAGTTGGTTCAGAGTGGGCTAACAACATGACAGGCTCTGTCAAGATGACGCAGAGCATCACTGTTACCGATGACGACCCGAATGCAGATATATTCACAGGCAACTTCCAGCATTTAGTTGCTGGCCTGACGGTTAATATTGAATCTGACGTTAATGTTAACGGTACTTATGTGATCACAACAATTAACGCAGGAAAGACCGAGATCACACTTGAAACAACAGGTGGTGCACCAATCACAGATGCAACACCAGGCGCTGGTAATATGTCCATAGACAAGGACGGGACAGAATATAAAGTGCTTGATATTGTCAGCTCCACACAAATTCAGGTTGAGCGAATCTTAACAGGTGGCGCAACAGACACAGACTGGACGAATAATCTACCGCAAACATCATTAACCGTTGAAATGTTGTTTGATGCCGAATCGTTACCAGAGCAATATAGTGAGCCTTTTTATGCCTGCCCAGTAGGGGAAACTACTCAAAATATTGAGGTTGATATATTTGCGCCTCAAGGTCTAGGGACTATTGTAGAGGATTCAATATTCGGTCGATCAAGAACAATCAACATCGACTGGCGGCCTGATGAGTTTTCGCCTTGGACTAGAGTTCAGCAAGTGATCACAGACAGTACTAGAGATCAATTAGGCTGGACTATTCCAGTTAGTCTGCCGAGCCTTATGCGCCCACAAATTAGAGTGAGCAGGACAGAGGGCGAGGATACCAGTTTAAGCGCATTAGACAGGTTGGAGCTAACAGAGATTAGATCGAAACTGCCAACGGTTACAAGCTATTCAGACATTACTGTTTTGGCGGTAACTATTACAGGTTCAGACAAAATATCGTCAAGGTCGAATAACCAAGTGAATCTTGTGGCAACAAGGAAGCTTCCAGAGATTTTCAATGGTGGATTGACTGGTTCAGTGGAAACCAGAAAGATTAGTTCTGCGGTATTGCGCGTTGTGCAGTCGCTAGGATACACCACAGATCAAATTGATTTAGACGCGCTTGAACAGCTTGAATCAATCTGGACAAGCCGTGGAGATACGTTTGATTTCGTGTTTAGCGATGGAACAGCACAAGAAGCAATCGAAAAGATTTTACGCGCAGGATTCGCAGCACCAACCGTGAACCCACAAGGGCAGCTAACAGCGGTTAGGGATAGTGTAAGGACAATATTCGAGCAGGGTTACAGTCCTGAGAATATGACCAGTCCATTACAACGAACATTTACAGCGGTTCAAGTGGATGAGCCAGACGGTATTGAGGTTGAATACACCAACAGCGAGACATGGACTACTGAAACGGTTAACGCCTTTCTGCCAGAGGATAACGGTGTAAAAGTCGAGAAGATCAAGTTGGATGGGGTGACAGACCGCACTAAGGCTTGGCGTATTGGTATGCGTCAAAGGCGATCGCAGAAGTTTCGCAGATGGTCCTACTCATTCAACACAGAACTGGATTCTCTGAATAGCGCTTACTTGTCTTATGTGCCGTTGCTTGATGATGTACCCGGTTATGGAAAGGTTGCCATTCTTGAATATATCGACGCTTCAAAAATCATCGTGTCTGAGCCGCTAACTTTCGAAGTTGGGCAAACGCATGTTGTTGCATATCGTGATGAAGATGGAACAACTAAAGGGCCTTATGTCTGCACACAAGGCGCAGACGAATACACGTTAAACGTAGAAATTCCGCAGCCGTGGCCTAAGGTTTTGCCATCAAACCAAGAACCAGCACATATTTACTTTGGTACAACTGAACGATGGCATTTTCCGGCATTAATCAGCGCAATTAATCCAAACGGTGCACTGAGCGTGTCAGTGGCAGCAACTAACTATGATGTTAGGGTATACGATGATGACGACAACACAGCACCAGCTTGATAGAATTTACCATACCAAACATTGAGGAATAAATATGGCTTATAACACTGGGAACCCTATCCCTTCATCTGATGCTAAAGACTTATCTGATAACGCAGAAAACTTGGATAGTGCAGTAAACACGGGCGCAGACACTTGGACAGATCGATTGGGTATTAATCGAAGAACGATTCAAGGTCAACTAAAACTAATGGGTTATGAAGTGCCTGCAATTTACGCTGGTGGCATTAGCTTTACTGTAAGCGACAACACCAAAACAGTAGACGAAAACGGCACTATCTACGCCCCTAAACCTTCCGCTTTGCCGTTCACCACTTCCGGCACTTGGGGCGGTGATGACGATGCGCGGTTCTTTGTCGTGCAGGGGTTGACTTCTGATAATGTAGCTGTAGTCAAAAACCTGCCATCTCTGGCTGCGGCTATTGCAGATTCAACACTTGTTGAAGGCATGGCACTAAACCTAGCAGAGCGTACAGCAGGTAATGGTGGCGGTGCTATGTGGGACGTAGTGTTAGCTTCTACTGTTACGCCTAACACGTTTGATATTGTGCAGTGTACGGGTGTGCCTACATTGGCTTTGGTGTTGCGGGTTGGGCAGACTATTGATATTAAACAATTTGGGGCAATCGAGGGTCAAGATGCAACGAATCAAATCAATGCCGCAACAGATAGGGCGCTTAATCACTCCATAATTGAACTAGGAGGGGACTATCTAGGCACAAATATAACAGCAAATAAGGCAGGCATAACATATAGAAACGGGAAAATAACAGCGCCTTTAGATTCTACTGAAAGCTGTTTTGCTGTAACGGCCAACTCTGTAACTTTTGATAACATCAATACTTTTGTAGATTGGGCGAATTTAACCGACCCTGGGACTGTTAATGTTGGCGGTATACATGCTAATAATGTAGATGACCTTAGAATTATTGGCGGTTCGTATCTTGGTGCTAGGTCTGATAGCTACGGCACTACAGTCTCAAAAATAAGGAGCGCGATTAATCTATATAGATGCACAAACGCCAAAATATCTCCTAGTAAAGCGGGTGAGGTCGGTTTCGTTGATGCTCTAGGTATTTGGGAAAGTTATAGTTGTGAAGTCGATGGAGGCTTATACGAAAACGGTCAATACTCTGGCATCGCAACAGCCACTGATGAAGGGTCAGCACCAATAGGAAATTACGGTAAGCACATTATTAGGTCGCCTAGAGTGCGCGGTATGGGCACAAGCTCAATAACCATTAATGATACAAGATGCCAAGTTATTACTCCTGATGTGGATGGTGGCTCTAATGGTGTTAATTTCGGCCATTCGGCAGGGCAACCAGGACAAGTTGGAATTGTTGCAGATAACAGTGTTCTTATCGGTGGTGAAATTAGA